GAGATGTTGTTGGCTAACAAGGTGCGGGAGTTTACTTCAGCATGGTGGAATGCCAAGGTTTACCAGCCTGATGGCATCATCCAAGGTAGTGACACATGGGATGCCTTGACCAACAAGATTAAGGTCAAGTCCATACCATACCCATGGCAGGGACTCAACACCTACACCAAAGGCTTTAGACCATACGAGCTAGTGACGATAACGTCAGGCTCAGGTATGGGTAAGTCTCAGATGGTTAGGGAGCTAGAGCACTACCTGCTAAGGGCAACGGAGGACAACATTGGCATCCTAGCCTTGGAGGAAGACGTAGCTCGCACCGCACTGGGCATCATGTCAGTGGAAGCAGACTGCCCTTTGCACCTTGAGGAAGACCTAGACCCAGAGATAGCATTCCCTTACTGGGAGGATACCCTTGGCACAGGCAGGTATTACTTGTTTGACCACTGGGGAAGTACCAGTGAGGACAATCTGTTAGCTAGGGTCAGGTACATGGCTAAGGCTTTGGACTGCAAGTGGATCATCCTAGACCACCTGTCCATCGTTGTGTCAGCACAGGACAATGGTGATGAGCGTAAGGCCATTGATGCTATCATGACCAAGCTACGGTCACTGGTGCAGGAGTTAGGCATAGGCTTGTTTCTTGTTTCTCACCTAAAGCGCACCCAAGGCAAAGCACATGAGGATGGAGGTCAGATAAGTCTAAGTGAACTAAGAGGCTCACAGGCTATTGCACAGCTATCCGACATGGTCATTGGCTTGGAGCGCGACCAGCAAGATGAGAACATAGAAAAAAGGAACACCACTACGGTGCGTATCCTCAAGAACCGTTACTCAGGTTTGACTGGTGCTTGCTGTTACTTGAAGTATGACAATTTTACTGGTAGAATGTCAGAGACAAGTAAGCCAAAGGAGGACGCAGTCAATGAGCTATAAGCCTATGTTCCTAGACATAGAAACCAATGGCCTAGACCCCGACACCATCTGGTTGGCAGTGACCATGCAGGATGATAATGTACTGGAGCACTACGACAAGGACAGCCTAGCTGCAACCTTGGAAGGTGACTTCCCAGTGGTAGGCCATAACCTCATAGGCTTTGACATTCCAGTGTTAGAGAAGCTATGGGACATCACAGTGGACAAGAGCAGGGTACAGGACACTTTGGTTATGTCCAGACTAGCTAACCCACAGCGGGAAGGAGGTCACAGACTGTCTAACTGGGGTGAGATACTAGGCTTCCCTAAAGGCGACCACAGTGACTGGACATGCCTGTCTCCTGAGATGATTGCTTATTGTATCCAAGATGTCCGTGTGACAGCTAAGGCATACAACAAGATGAAGCTAGAGCTACGTAACTTTAGCCCAGAGTCCATTGACCTTGAACATGAAGTGCAGTGGATAACTCAAGAGCAGATACGTAATGGCTGGCTATTGGACATACGACATGCTATGGACTTGTTAGCTACCCTGAAGGAACGCAAGCTAGTTGTGGAGGATGAAGTACATAAGGTATTCAAACCTAAGTGGGTGGACGTTAAACAGGTAGTGCCAAAGACCAAGAAGGATGGCAGCCTGTCTAAGGTAGGACTCACTGACGAAGAATACCAGAAGGTACAACAGTCCGGTGACAGGACTCCCTTCATGCGTAAGATGCTCAAGCCATTTAACCTTGGCTCAAGACAGCAGATAGGTGAGTACCTAATGGACTTTGGATGGGAGCCTTGCAAGCTAACCTCTACAGGTCAGCCAATAGTAGATGAAGCAGTACTGTCTACTGTCAAGGACATACCACAGGCAGCGTTGATAGCTGAGTACCTGATGTTACAAAAGCGTGTGGCTCAAGTGCAGTCATGGGTAGATGAAGCTAACCCAGACACAGATAGAGTGCATGGCTATGTAAATACCAATGGTGCTGTCACTGGTAGGATGACACACTCTAAACCTAACTTGGCCCAAGTACCTGCAAGCTACTCACCATATGGCAAAGAATGCCGACAGTGTTGGATTGCTAGAGATGGGTACAAACTTGTAGGGTTTGACGCTAGTGGCTTAGAGCTACGTATGTTAGCCCACTACATGAACGATAAGGACTACACCAATGAAGTCATTAACGGAGACATCCACACAGCTAACCAACACCTTGCAGGACTTGAATCAAGAGATAAGGCTAAAACTTTCATCTACGCACTCCTGTACGGTGCTGGAGATGCTAAACTTGGAACAGTGGCAGGAGGAGGCAGAGGTGCTGGTAGCAAACTTAGAGAACGATTTATGCGTAATCTCCCAGCATTTGCATCTCTTAAAGACAAGACTGCAAGAGACTCAGCCCAAGGAGTCATTGAAGGACTAGACGGTAGGAAGCTACACATAAGGTCAGAACATTCAGCCTTGAACACATTGCTTCAAAGTGCAGGCGCTATTGTAATGAAAAAAGCCTTGTGTTTACTACAGGAGTATGCTATACTATGGAACTTAGACTATTACTTTGTGGGGAATATCCATGATGAAGTACAAGCAGAAGTTAGAGAAGACCAAGCAGACAAGTACGGAAGACTTGCAGTCTCCTGCTTGGAAGCAGCAGGAATTGAACTGGGACTCAACTGTAAGCTCACAGGAGACTACCAAGTTGGAAGTAGTTGGGCAGAAACACACTAAACTTTGCGCCAAATGCAGTGCAGTTTTGGAGCCTAAAAAAAATTGGAGTGTTTCAAGAGAAAGTAAAAATGAGTTAATTTGCCGCCCATGCAAAAATAAGTACAACAGTAAAAGAATGTGGGTTAACGGTAAACACATTTCTAAAAAACACCCTTTGTATAAACCCGGACGCTACAAGTCCTTTGGTGATGCAGCATTTGAGTCCTTAGATAACTACAAGACTGCAAAGCAAGGTCAAGTGTACATCTTATACAGTCCAGCTTACCCTAGCTGGATTAAGATAGGCATGGCAGTGGACGCAGAGGACAGGCTAAAGCAGTTTCAGACAGGCAGTCCGTACAGAGACTACATCTTGATAAAAGCCTATGACACTGATGACAGGCGTAAAGCAGAAAGTGAGATACATGAGCTTCTAAGGAAAACTCATGGCAGTAAGAACGAATGGTTTGTAATTGCTGCACCAGTAGCTAAAGAAATACTAGATGGATACTTTGATGAAAACAGTTAACACCCTAATAGATGACATCTACGATCTTGTGAAGTTTAAGTCACCTGATAAAGCAGTGGACGCAGAGCAGATCATTGATGACTTTGGTGAAGCATGTAAAGACCTTATGCGTAAAGAGTTTACCCAACGTGGTAGGTTTGATGCACGTAAGCTACGCATGTCCAACATTGGTAAGACCGACAGGTTTTTGTGGAACCATTACAACAATGTAGGGCCAAAGGAGAAGATGCAGCCTCACACCCTTGTGAAGTTCATGTACGGTCATTTGATTGAGGAGATGTTGCTATTGTTTGCTAGACTAGCAGGCCATACAGTGACACATGAGCAGGCACAGGCAACCGTAGAAGGTATCTCAGGTAGTATGGACTGTAAAATTGATGGCATAGTGACTGACGTTAAGTCTGCCAGCACTTATGGCTTCAAGAAGTTCAAGGATGCTACACTTGCATTTGATGACCCCTTTGGGTACATAGACCAAATCAAAGGATACGCTAAGTCTGAAGGTGAAACACAGGTAGGCTGGCTCGCTATGGACAAAGCTAATGGTCACTTGACTTACCTGAAGTATGACCTAGAGGACACACAGGCTCCTGTCTATGAGGTTCTCAAGGAAGATATAACGGATCGCATTAAACACGTTAAGCAGATGGTGGAAACTAAAGAGCCTCCACCCTTGTGTCATGATACAGTCCCTGATGGTAAGTCGGGTAACAAGAAGCTGGCTATGGGCTGCTCCTACTGTCACTTCAAACATGCTTGTTATCCTAAGCTACGTACATTCCTGTACTCCACAGGGCCAAGATACTTAACGGAGGTGGCTAATGAGCCTAAAGTCCAAGAGATCACGTAAGCAGAGCATCTACAGGTCTGGACTAGAGAAACGATTTGCACAGTCAGCACCTAAACGTAGGTACTTGTATGAGCCATATGATGTACCCTACGTGATGCACAGGAAGTACAAGCCAGACTTTGTAGATAAGAAGACAGGTGACTACATAGAAACTAAAGGTTTCTTTAGAGCAGGGGATACCCAGAAGTATACGTCAATACGTGATAGTATTGCACCCATAAAGTTAATCTTTGTCCTGTCAGACCCCAACAAGAAGGTCAGGAAGGGTTCTAAGATTACGATGGGCCAGTGGTGCCACAAGGAAGGCTTTGAGTTTTACACAGTTGATGAGTATGTAGATCATGTCACTAACAATGGATGAAGTAATAGAGCGTATCCTTAAACGCTATGACCCTGAAGACTTGCTGGAAGCCTTGGACATTACATCTGAGGAACTACTGGACAGGTTTGAAGATAAATTTATTACCCGCCTACAGGACTTTGAGGAAGCTGTAGACGAAGATGAAGCAGAGGTAGAACAAGATGAGTATTGATAACGCAACACCAGAGGAATGGGATAGACTGCGCAACAGTAAAGCTAGTATAGCTGAGGCTTGGAACCGTATCTATGATGATGACAACGCACCCAATGAACATCCAGTGTTCTCTGAGGAAGCTATGGTTAAGAGCTACGACGCAGTAAACCGACCAGAGCATTACAACAATGGTGGTATGGAGTGTATTGATGCTATCAAAGGTATGCTTACACATGATGAGTACATAGGCTACCTACGTGGCAATGCCCTGAAGTACATGTGGAGGTTTAGATACAAAGGCAAACCTATTGAAGACCTACGTAAAGCTAGGTGGTACGAAGAAAGAATGATTAACTATTTGCTGGAGCATCCGGGTGATAAATAAGACAGGACTACAGGATTACCTAGGTATCCAGATTGACTATGACAGAGATGAAGACCTTAATGTGTTCTCACTAGAGACACTGAAGGACAGATACTTGTGGGGAGATGAGACACATGCCCAAGAAGCCTTCGCCAGAGCGTCCG